CACAAAGGAATACCGCGGTCGGGGGTAACTCCGGACGAACGTTAGCTTCAGGAAACTGCAGTTAACATAAGGTTTCCGGGCTTGTGGCAGTCCTACGGGGCTAGTTGTCCGAGCAATCGGGCGGCTAGAATTGTGGGGCACGTCGTCCGTGAGGACTCTTATATTAGGTCATAGCGACCTAGCTCTTCAGTTAGATAAGAAATTATGTATCTGAGGTGTCTCGAAGCGAAATTTGGTAGCAGGTTTAGGGACTAGATAAAACTAGTACTGCTGCTTGGAGACCGTTGCGTGCAATCCGGTGCGTAAGGGATTCATAGAAGGACGTAACAGTCTTCCTTAACCCCTCCCGGCGAGGTAAAACCTCGGAAAGATAAGCCTGGGTCTAAACAACCTAGAATCCTATTGGTGTATATATATATAAACACAAGGGGCATAAATCCCTTGCTCCAATAGATTGGCTTACCGTGTATGTTAATGAAGCTGCGAAAGCTTCTCTTGATGTCACTCTAAGTGAAAACACCTGCTATGGGCAGGTCACGAGGTCAGGGGGTTAAACCTGATAATCGTGATCCAACCCAGGCGGAATCATAACCCATCCCTACCAAGGGTGGCTGCGGCCCCTCCCGAAATCGAGAGAAGACGGGAGGCAAACCGAGTTAAAGTTATGCGTATTATAGCGAGCCGTTAAACTCGCTTATTTAACTAACAATGAAAAGATTTCTCTATTCAACGTTAGATACGTCAAAACTTTATGCCATGATCCTCAGAAATGGGGGTCGACCATTACTATCATCAGCTTTACGGCTGGTGGTAGTTATGGTGGGGAAAATTACGCCTAGCTGGGTTCGGATAACATCAATCCAAATTGGTTACTTGAACCACCTTGCCAAGACAAGGGGCCCTAAGGGACTGGTAAAGTTCCTGAAGGCCTCATCTGTGTTGCTCCAACAGTCGGTTGCGGGTCACATCTCTGTAGATACGATGCCCTTAGGGGCACGTGTCGGTCGGACGGGTACTGGTATACCGACGTTCATCCCGGCGGGTCATCGTAAAATGATCCGTCAGGGGAACGTCCTAGTTATCCAGTACTATCTGACTATGTGGTCGATCTATCGAGAGATAAGATTTCCTGCAGAAGCTAAGATTTCCACAATCACTGGTCCTTTTAGGGGGGATCCGAATGTATTTAAGGATTTAAACCCTTATATACCGCTCTTTACCCATTTAATGCTACCTCGGAGTTTGAACAACCCTGAGGCCTGCTTTCGATGGATTGGGAGCAAATTCAGACCCTTCCCTATAGCTAAATCATCACCCGTTACCTCAGTTTTACCTGAAGAAGAACGGTCATCGACTCATCCTTACGCGATCTTACTATCGGCCGCTCTATTGAGCTGAAGCCGGTTTAATACCGCTGTTTGGGTGTTTCTTAGTAGGTATTATTCAAATATATCTGATCGGAAAGACTTTAAACTTTATCTCCCGTCTCCGGAGCCACAACCGTGGTATTCCAGAAAGGGGGAGAAGGTTAAAGGTCAAAATCCGTGAGATATGTTTAAAGGTATCTACATGATGTTCAACTTAAGTGGTGATATGCGGACTCCATGAGCTTCCGTCCGGAGTGCAAACTCTGGTGTGGAACACTTTATGGGCCCCCATATTACTGAGGAATGACGAGCTGATGCTCTAGTTCCTGACTATATCTGATCCCGGGCGCGAAAGCGTCTTGGAAAGGTCGGTCAGAAGGAAGAGGCAGCAGGTAAAATGAGAATATTTGCAATGGTTGATCCATTGACGCAATGGTTATTAGCGCCCCTCCATAAGTTCCTTTTCCATTTACTGGGAAGGGTTCCGATGGACGGGACGTTTGACCAACTGAAACCCCTAAACAGGGTTCCTTGAGGTAAACCATTGTATTCATTAGATCTTTCCGCTGCAACCGATCGACTTCCCATCGCTATACAATATTTGTTGCTCTTTGATATTTTCAAAGATCACTCATTTTGTGAGGCGTGGGCAGAACTATTGGTTGGGAGATCCTATCGGTACGTCGATCGAAAGACGGGTCTAGCTAAAGACCTGGACTATGCGGTCGGCCAACCGATGGGGGCTCTTAGCAGCTGAGCCATGCTTGCTTATACACATCATTTTATCGTGCAGGTGGCAGCTTGACAATCTGGAGTAACCAAAAAGGGTTCCCTCTTTAGAGGATACGCTGTCTTAGGTGATGACATCTGTATCTTCGAAAGGAGGGTTGCCGTTGTATACTTGAAAATAATTCGAGCTCTAGGAGTAGAATGTAATCTTTCCAAGTCTATCTTATCCCCTAAAGGGATAGGGATTGAGTTTGCTAAGAAGACCTTCTATAAAGGATCGAACGTTTCACCCACTCCCTGATCCGAATATGCAGCTGCGCTTCAAAGCGTAGGTGCATTAATCGAATACGGGAAGAAGTATAAACTTTCGTTCCCTCGCCTAGTGCGGATAGCGGGGTTCGGATACCGTGTTCTGGGTGGTCTAAACAAACCATTCAGAGTACTTAATTCATCTGTAAAGATGCTTAAGTTTAGTATCCTACTCCCAACGGCGACGTCTGCTGAAGATCTGGCCTCTCACTTTAACAAGTTGAGTTTCTGGATACCTTCAAAGGACGCCATCGTCTATCTAGCACAGTGACTGCTTATTGAGACCGAGAAACTCCGGGATACCTTAAAACGTATCCCTGACGAAATCGATTCCAAGTTGCAGACCACTCTTAAGGATCGAGGTTTTTATAACTCTGAAAATCCATATGTCTTCCGACATACCTCCAAGACTCTTCGGTACTTCGAACATTCCTACCATTTCATTTATGATGATTATGGTCGGCGTGCTCGAGCGCACAGCGAAAGTCTGTTAAAGTTATGGAGTAAGATGTATGATAAGATAGTGTTCGTTCGGAACCGCCTATATGAATGAGATCATATGGGGCTGGACCCGTTCAAACATCCAATTAGTTCTGAGATCATTAAAGTAAAATTTAGTGACTCTCCGAAACTTAAAGGAGCCTATCAGTCATTGGACTTCTTTAGTTCGATGGGGGTTTCGGTTGCCCCTCCTCGAGTCCGACGAAAATTCGGACCGAGAGAGGAACCTAACCTCCTTCTAACTGAGAACCCAGTGGATTATCAGAATCTCGCACCAATCGGTCTCATTACTAAGGATTTATTCCAAGTGTGAGGTTTATTCCAAAGAATCGTTAAAGATTCCACGAAATATTCCTCATCTGGAGTAACTCTTGTAAGGGACGATGGTAATAAGAACCTGGTATCCTCTAAGCAGTGGAAAATGCTTAAGAGTTTTAATCAAGTTACACCGGTGATATGAAATCCGACGTCAACTGCATCACGCGAAAGTTCTTTATTATTTCCCTTGTTATTATTGAAAAATATAATACCAAAGTACTTAATAAGAAGATCTAGGCATCTCCTCTTAAAAAAGTGGAGATGGGTCAATCTGCGGAATTTAGGATGAATTGGTCGGGCCACGGTGTTGTTTTCCGTTTCCCCTCTTATCATCATAGAGATGGTAACACAAATGTTCTTTTTGGCACTGACAATTTCTTGTATTTTGTTGGTGTTCCAAGGAACGTGATGGGTATTTTCACTTTGGTCATTACTGATCGGGTGAATACCCTATGCTTACCTATCTAGTATTCCGCCTTTTGCGGCACAATTTAATTTAATCCTTCCCGTTCCCCAACCGTGATATACGCGGTTGTGGAACAGGGTCGTGTACCCGTTCCGATGGACATGAGACTTCTTAGATCCAGTTGGAGTTTTCCACTCCGCCTGGTCTTGAGGGTCTTGGTGTCTGTCGGGGCTGGTACCCGCTTCCCTTAAAGCATACTTGGTTTACGGTATCTATTCGCTAGGACGCTCCGTAGTTTTCGGAGAGTTCTTTGCGTCATGGACTGCCGTGCTTAATAACGAATGGTGGGCCGATCGACCGATTTGGGCTCTTGTCATGACTATGTTTATTCATATCATGATAGTCCCTTTCTTCGATCTGTGTCACCTTGGTTTAACAGGTATACACATTGGGTTGTCGGCGGCGTTGCATCGATTGATTGACTGATTATTCAGTTGATCATTCTTGCGATTTATCTTGGATGTCCATATCGTGATAGGTCAGATGATTAATCTCGTCTGAACTGTTGCGATTGGGTCCCTTGTCCATTTTATGTTAGGATATCCTACCATAGCTGGAATTTGGGATTTTGTATTCGACCATTTACACGGGTCGTTTGACATCATCTGGGATCAATGAAACGCTACCCGACCATTTGTGGTGGGGTTCTTTCTTAGAAGCGGTATTGCTACCGTTTTCTCGGGAATGATCCTTCCACTCCGATGGCTTCTGGGAGGGGTTGGATGATTGTTCCGAGGGTTACCAGGAAATCAACCTGGTGATCCTACAACCCCTGGAGGGCCTCCTTATGAGGAGCTGCCCTTCTTGGGTCCGCTGAGTGATACTCAGATATTGCGACAGATAATCACGAATTATCTTCATTCCTATGACAACACTTCTCTGATTCCCGGTCCCGATATAGGGATTGAGGAATTAGATAGTGAAGTCATGGAGCCGGGGAATCCCGCCTCCTTGGATGACGAAAGTCGTTCAGAGGGATCTGATGATTCCGACATTACTGTCCGTGATATAAGGACCTAGATTATTGCTAATGTAGACGGTAGGAGAAAACCTACAGTCACACCCAGCGACGCTAATTTTCCCTGTGTGGGTCCATTTAAGGATACCCATGCACAAGTTGGAATAACGTATCTGAGCGTTGCCTCAAGACTGTAACACCTGTCTGGAAAACAGGTGGGGGTGGTCTTGAGTATGGGGGGGCCGCGAAAGCGGCCCCCCCACCCCAATTTGTAAGGGTAAGGGTCAGGG